CATATATACTCCTTAATTGTGGGCAATACAATAGATAATACTAAAGGAGAGATTATCATAAAGAAAATTGCATCACCCACTAAATATTACGATGTTTCCCTTAGTCTTTTAATATATTCTTCCATAAACTGTTTTTCCCACCTATCAGCAGATTCAATAGTCTTATGCCACTTCCAAAATAAGTATAAACAAGAACCTAGCAAATGTATAAGAAGAGCTATCATTGCTATAAAATACGATAGTGGAATTGTTATATTATTCTCCATGTTCAAACATCCCCATTAGTTCTTTTAATAATTCAAGTTTGCCTTCTCTTCTTAAAGTATCTATGTAATCTTGATTAACCAGACTATGTTTCCAGTCATCGTTTTTAGGATAATTATGCATATACTCATCAGATATAGTTACATACATCTTCATTAATTTTAATAAATCATCTTTCGTCATTTTTATCTCCTTTAATAATTTCTAATGCTTTCTTTAGTAAACCATATCCATCTATTATCTCAAAAGCACATTCATTACAACTTGGCCAACAAATATATCTCTTAGTTGGTTCTGCATCTTTGCCAGCAACGTTAAGTTCATCCTTATTTTGGTCTCTTTCAGAAGTACAGAATCCTTGAGAAAACTCTCCATATGCTATTTCAGGATACGTATTTTTCATTGTTGCTATAAAGTTTTCAACTACTTCAATAGCTTCTTTTTTATCCATACTTTCTATCAATGCTTTTTTATCTGGATATACAGGTGTTTCATACATTGCATTAATTTTGTTCCATAAAGCCATTTTATTTCTCCTTTAGTTTTAAAATTTAGGGAGCGTAAAGTCTAAACCACTCCCTTCCAGACTATTATACTTTATGTCTATCATTCGTTGTTACATAAATGAATCATATCAGGGCAGACCAAAGCTTTCTAGAATTGCTATGCTTTACGAGCTATGATTCAAATTTTTAGCACTCAAGTTCACCCTCTACTGACTTAACAGCTAAGAGCGTCAATCCCTATTATTCCACTTAAACGAGATAGCAATCTACTCAGCGATTAACTGAACTATCTGCTCGAAGACTTCATAAGTTAATGATTGATATTAGTCTGAGTGCTAATGTTAAATTTTAGGTATGATTACTCTTGGAGTCCGATTCAACCAATGCTCTAATAAATTATCACATACAGTAATCCATACTACTCTTCCGTTATCTCAGCCTGTTAAGTTACCCTGCAATTGCAACCAGTTAAGGTTCTCGGTAATTGTTAACCTGCGGCTATCATCATACCTTAATGTTTTATGACCATGTTATTTAATAATTGTAATATACAAGTAGTTATAGGGCTATCTATATGTAGTATACAAACAACCCTATTAACTATTTATAATGTCTCTCGTTATACTAATAAAAGTACAATAAAAAGACAAAAGAAGAAATATCCTAAAAGGATATTCCTCCTGTGCCTCTAAGAGCAAAGGTAAGCTGTGAAGCTTTCTTCCTAATAGCACGTGCTTCGAAGTTATCTTCTGATAAAGCCGCGTTAACCCTTAAGTCCATAGCTTTATTCTTGATTAGCTTCTTCTTCTGTGCTAAAGGAGCAGCTTCTACTTCCTTCATGAAAGCCTCAGCCTGTTCAGCATTATCACGTTCAGCTTGGTTAGCTGTCCAAGTAGCAAGATGTTGGTCATGCTGTGCTTGGTCAATTATACCAGCGCTTAACGCAGCAGCTAGTTGTTGTGGTGTCATTTACACCTCCTTTAGTTAGTGAAAGATTAATAAACATAAAACTATAACATAAAATATAAAAGTCAAAAATAACGTAAAACCTATTTACGACTATCTACCGATAGGTAGTACTATGATAAATAACAGTGTATAACATTTTGTAAAATATTTCTTGACAACACATGGTCATTTACTGTAGCTTATTGCACCTAGACTATTAATAATAATATACTATTGTTAAATAATAGGGCGCTTATAGATTATTATATATATAGTAAAGGAAGAGAAAAAATGACAAAAAAAATAGACTGGATAGATGCCTTACCTATAGATGCTCGTGAAGAGATTATTCATTATCTATCTAAAGATGATACGTCAGAACTAGTTCCTTTGCAGATAAATACCAATATATACTGGATTCCCCTTGAAGTTAACCTATTAATTAAAGCTTTAGAAAAAGGTGAGATTGACGAATTAGAAGAAGAAAGGGTTTTAAGTTAATGCCAGGTCAAAGAAAAATAGAAGATACTTTAATGGATACATTTACATTAGGTGAAGACTATGTAAAAACATTAAGAATGAAATATCCATGGGTTGAAAGAGCTATAAGTTCAGGTTTAAGAACCAAAAAAAATCAATCAGTATTTACTATGACAGTTAATGTTGATGGTCAAGAAATGCTTATTCCTAAAGTTAGACGTAAAAGAGTTAATGGAAAACCAATAGATGAACTTGAAGAATTATCTAATAATGATGCAATAAAAATGGCTTTAAAAAATAGAGATTTTATTCCAGTACCATCTACTCAAGCAGGTGAATTATTATCAAAAGCATTTTCTAGGTATCAAGATAAAAAATAATGGAATATCAAAAAATAAAAGGCAAACGTCATTATGTCTATGACCATATAAGTGAATTTTACAATGACCATCCTAATGAAACACCTAATGAAGATTGGCGTAATGCTAATGAAGGTGACTGGGTGTGGAGTGATGATAAAAGAATTGTACAATTATTAAAGGTAAGTGGTATAAAACATCCTAATGATAGAAAAAATTATAAATTAGCTAAAGGATATGTTCGTACTATTGTAGGTACATTCTTAAATAATAAAAAAACAAAAATGGATACTGACTTTAATAAACATCCAAATAGATATACATTTAGTACTAAAATAAAAAATACAAATGCAAGAGTAAAAGAACGCAAGAACTTAACAAAAAATGAGCGTATATTCTCTGTGAACGTAGCAGGTGGTATGGGAGCGGTTAAGTCTTACATGGATGCGTATGAAGAAATAAATCCAGAAAAGGCTAGAAAGAAAGCAGTTGTGTTATTAAAACAGGAAAGAGTTATGCAAGAAGTTGAAAGAAGTGTATTAGAAGTATCAAAGACGTTAGGTCTAGACCATGAGTTTGTATTAAGAAAACTAAAGTTATTAGCAGACCATAGTGAAGATGATAATATTATTTTGCAATCAACTAAAGAAATTGGTAAAATTATAGGTACAACTGGTACAACAGTTAAACAAAAAGAAGTAGGAGTGTTTGGAGTGTTTCAAGGATTTAGTCCTGAACAGCTCGAAAGTATAGAAAGGCAAAAACTAAGTGATGGAAATACAAGTAGACAAATTGACGTTGGGTCAAACGATTGAAGCCTTGAAAAAGACTTCAGAAGGTTTAACCAAACTAGAAATAGAATATCCTGATAATTATATTGTTAGGAAAATAGTGACAATGAAACAACTTGTTGACCATCTTGATGCAACTAACATAATACTAGATGAACAAGATAGTTATACAAATTAATATTCCGTATGCATTAAGCACAACGGATTCAACTTTTAAATACATGGTGTTTTATACAAAATGATAGCAACAAAAAGGAAGATGAAAAGAAACGAGTTAATAAAAAGAGTAGAAGCTTTAGAGTTTGTATTATCAAAAGTAATTAGTTCACAAAGAAATGTAGAATTAATTATAGATTATTATATAGAAATGAATGGTGATGATGAAAAATTTCAAAAATTCTTAGATAAAAAAACTGAAGATGCAAAAAGCTCCGAACCTAAATCTAAATAACTTAACTGAAGCTGAAGAAGTATTTCAATTAGCAAGTAAAGATTTAATAGCATTTGGTAAATTATTTTTACCTGATGACTTTATGCGTAGTGAAACTCCACCTTTTCATTATGAAGTAGCAGATAATATAGATGACCTTAAAGTAAAGCAATTAGCTGTAATACTTCCCAGAGGTCATGGTAAAACAGTATTGACCAAAGCGTCTATATTGAAAGACTTTCTATTTTGCCCAAAAGATGATATGCATTTTTATGCTTGGGTATCTGCTACTCAAAAATTATCTGTTGGTAATATGGATTATATTAAATATCATCTTGAGTATAATGAAAAAATAAAATATTATTTTGGAATGACAAAAGGCCCTAAGTGGACTGAAGAAGATATTGAGTTAAATAATGGATGTAAGTTAATAAGTAAATCAAATGTAGCAGGTATTCGTGGTGGAGCTAAATTACATAAAAGATATGACCTTATAATATTAGATGACTTTGAACATGAAGCTAATACAATTACAAGAGACGCAAGAGATAAGAATGCGAATTTGGTTACTGCTGTTGTCTATCCCGCTTTGGAGCCTCATACTGGTAGGTTGCGTGTTAATGGTACTCCTGTACACCATGACTCTTTTATTAATAATCTGCTTATTAATCATAGTAGGGCTGAGAAAGCTAAAAAAGATTTTGCTTGGAAACTAATTACATATAAAGCTGTATTACCAAATGGTTCTCCATTATGGGAAGGTTGGTTTCCATCTACTAAATTAGAAGAAAAAAAGAAGTTTTATTCTGACTCTGGTAGACCACAAAAGTTTTATCAAGAATATATGATGGAGGTACAAAGCCTTGAAGATTCATTATGGACAAGAGAACATATTAAGTATTGGGAAGGAAGGTATGAGTACGATGTGGAAGAAAGTCAAAATTACTTGGTTATTGATGGAGAAAAATTTCCTGTTAATACCTTTGTTGGTTGTGACCCTGCCACAGATATTGATACTAAGGAGTCTGATTTTTCTGTTATCATGGCTATTGCGATTGACTCAGAAAATAATTTATATGCTTTAGAATATGAAAGACATAGAAGTATACCAACTATAGGACAAAAATCTGATACTGGAGAAGTCATTGGTAAGAAAGGTGTAGTAGATTATATTATGGATATGCACGAAAAGTATCATTGTGTATCTAGTACTGTTGAAGATGTAGCTATGAATAGAAGTGTATTTCAATCTTTAAATTCAGAAAGAAGACGCTTAAACAAGTTTGATATAGCAGTAATACCAGAAAAACCAGGCGGAAGACAGAAGATTAATCGTATATATAGTGGTCTTTCAGGTAGATTTAGTACAGGAACAGTACATTTAAGAGAAAATATGTTTGATTTAATCAATGAAGTTGTTACTTTTGGCCCTAGAATGGCTCATGATGATACCATAGAGACTCTTTATTATGCTCAAATGCATGCATTCCCGCCAGATTTGAGCAAAGCTAAACGAAATAGAACTTGGTACAAACCAAAAAGGAAAGCGAAAAATGGGATAGTAGCATAATAACAATGGAGAAATAAAATGGCTGAAAAAAAGAAAAAGAAAAAACAACCCAAAGGAATGCCTTCTGGAA